TGATTTTGTGTTATTATTCAAACGTCACTTGCAGTTAGAGAATTTGTCAAATTTCGGTATGGTTTTCGCATAGGATAGTAAACATGAGCACGAAATTGGGCAAATTCATCCGTATGATATAAGTGGAGGCAGGAATGGATATCAAGTTGGAGCAAGTGACCAAGAGCAAATTCCAGAGGATGGCGCGCACTCTGACCAAGAAGTGGGACATCAAGGTTGTAGTGGCCGGCACCCGTTGTTGCACAGATGGCAATCGCATCTTTGTTCCGGGGAACAGCGACGACATGCAGGGTGAAAACGCCAAATTGCTGGAAGGTTGCTTTGATCATGAAGTTTGGCACAACGTTGACGCGCAGCGGCATAACCAGGCCGGCAAGCGCAATTGCTTCCAGTTGATGCAGCGTGTGTGCCGGAATCACACAGAGCGCATGATGCTCAACGTTTTTGATGACATTCGCATTGAGCGTGATGCTAGCGGTGAGTACATCGGGATGGCCCAGAACCTTCGCAAGCTCAATGATTACCACATCAACAAGTACAAGAACACCCCGATCAAGCAGCTGGAGGCTGGCGGATTCTGGAAGCTAGTTGGTTGTGCTATCATAGCCAAGGCTCAGGGTTACAGTGTCAACTGGCCCAAGAGTGTTGAGATTGCCATGGACCGGATTGGTGAGGAAGTTGCCGCCAGTCGCACCACCCGTTGGGCTGAGGATGGCCTGGCATTGGCTCGCAGGGTCATTGAAAAAGTCAAGGATCTCAAAGATGAGTTGAAGCAGGAACAGCAGAAGCGCAAGGAACAGCAGGAGCAACAGAAGGCCAAACAACAGGAGCAGGAACAGGAACAGGACAGCGAGGATGAGCAGCAAGGCCAGTCTGGTGACAGCGATGACAACGAGGATGAGCAGGACGACAACGAGGAAGGCCAGGGGCAGGACGGGGACAGCGAGGATGAGCAGGAAGACAACGAGGATGAAGGCGATGAAGAGGGTGAAGAGGATGATGAATTTGATACTGACGACGACAGCGAGGGTGAAGGTGATGAGGATGAAGGTGATGAGGATGAAGGTGAAGAGGCAGATGCTGATGCCGAGGGCAGCGATGACGACAACGAGGATGAGCAGGATGACGACAGCGAGGATGCCGATGAAGGCAGCGATGATCAGGATGCCGAGGGTGGTGAAGCTGAGAACAACATGAGTGACAGCGAGTTGGATGAGGCGGTGGGTGATTTGGAAGACACCGAAAATGACACCGACACCGATGATCTCAATGATGAGGCTAACGATGAGTTGGAGCAAGAAGCAATTGACGACATCAAATCCAATGAGAGATACACCACTCACCCGGATGTGCTGGACCGTGACAAGTGGATCACGCCGGACACATACGCCAAGGATGATTACAAGCGGTTGGCCACCGAGGTCAAAAAGCAGGTTCATGCACTCAAGGCCAAGCTGGGGCGGATTCTTCGGGCCAAAGCACAAGCACGCAAGGTAGTTGATCAAGATGAAGGTGATTTAGACGGAGCAGCGCTGTGGAGGTTGCGGACTGGTAATGACAACATCTTCACCCAGACTCGCCAAGGTGAAGCTACCAATACCTGCGTCACTATGTTGATTGACCTTTCAGGCTCCATGGGCCGTTGTGAGCGTGAGAATGACGGTGCTCACTATGCCAGGCTGACCGCCATCGCCATGGCTGAGACATTGAACAGCCTCAATATCCCGTTTGAAATACTGGGATTCTGTAACAAGGGAAGCTCATACATGCTGAACACAGGCAATGTCACTTACACCAGGATGAACCCGTATGAGTTTGTTGAATTCAAGGGATACAACGAAAGCCACAAGAAAACACAGGCTAGATTGGTTCACATGGATGGTCGTGAGGGCAATGCGGATGGTGAAGCGGTGCTCATGGCCGCCAAGAGGATGGCCACCCGGAATGAAAACCGCAAGATCCTGTTGGTGCTCAGCGATGGCCAACCCACCTCGGTCACCAATTTTGCGGTTGGTGCACAGTACCTCAAGGATGTTGTCACTGCCATCTCCAAGGCCGGTGTTGAGGTGTACGGCATCGGGTTGGGTGCTGACCATGTGGCGGAATACTACAATGCTGACACTGGCTCAGACCACGTCAGCATCCATGCGCTGGACACGCTGGCCAAAGAAGTCATCAGACTTCTCAAGAACAAATTGACCAAGAAAGGCAAGAAGGTGGCCTGATGGAATTCATCGAATTGATAGCATTTTGCATAGTAATTGGAATCTGGGCGGGAATACTTGAGGCATTTTTCGGCAAAAGCCCATATGAGCGGCATGCCAGCGCAAAGCGTTGTGCATGTGAACGAAAATGCGCCCCACACTGAATATCGTGCCGGGAGAGATGGCGCAAATGTGAAGTGTGGGGGTTGGTATGCATTGAAAATCGAATTGCCGAGAGGCACATAAAATTGTCGAGAGGAAAAATATGGCATCCCATTTTCCAGCAGGATTTGTATGCAACAATGAGTTGAGGGAAAATTACCCCATAGTTGAAAAGCAACTGCTTCCACTCATCAGAATAAAAGCCACAAAGCTCAAACGTCTGTCTGGCTATGATTTTGATGATGCGTTGCAGGAAGGTAGGATTGCGTTGCTCAAGGCCATGGCCAATTATGATTACAATCGAGGCAGTCTTGAGCGATATGTGAGTGTGGTGCTGGACAACACTTACAATGCCATTCTGTTTGAAAGGATGTCGGCAAGTAGGATGCCCAGAGTTGTGTATTGGGAGGATGACGGGTGGAAGCAATCGCCATCAGCACCGGTGTCACTCGATGCCATGATGGGGTTGAAAAAACTGATCAACGAGCCAGCAGATCCATCTTTCACACCAGAACAAGAGTTGGAAAACAATCAATTGGAGGAAGTTGCAAGGGTTTTTCGGCTCAAAATGTTCAACAGCCTGAAGGGGAGGGATCTGGATGTTTTTGTTTGCAAGGTGAATCCGCCAATGGACCTGTTGATCATGATTAGAAACATGGGTGATGATTATGAAAGGCCAACCAATTTGCACATAGCAAAATATCTTGGAACAGACAAAAATGCTGTAGATTGGTCATTGTGCAACATCAGGGAGAAATTCACAGACTTGTGCAGGCAAAAGGAATTCAGCGATTTGATGGGTGACACAGTAAGGGGAAAGGGATGGCCAATGATTCATACATCTTGGGCGAACAAGCATGACATTGAGTTCATACAAAAAGTGGTTGCTGAAAGGAATTTGGATCCCAAACCACTTGAAGGATGTCACCAACATGACGATTATCTTCAAAAATCCGGGGATGATGTGCGCCTTATTGAGAGGTATTCATGGGGTTGCATCATGTTCTTGAAATACAGAGGTAAGTGCTGCACTTTGGTGGTGGAAGGGAAATTGAATGCTCTGGAGGGCTTGGTATATGGTGAAAAAGGCAGCAGAGAACATTTGCCTGTGAATTGGTACAAAAACTTGGTCAAAGAACTGAGAACAGGAGGCACACAAAATGTCAGTTGAGGAACTGAAGGAAGTCTCACATTTACCAGGTTGCATAGCGCAGTATGAGCCAGAAGACACCGTTTGCAACGAGGTGGAAGGCACCTATGAATGTCAAGAATGCGACCACACACAAACTGCACCGGATGAAGATGACATCCCTGACAAGGTGGAATGCCCGGAATGTGGCAAAGAAATGCACATATCCAGGCCTTGTGCATACAGGGACATCTGCGCCGGATTCAAACAGTATCTCGCAGACAACGGTGAAGAGCGTGATGAATACCTGGATATACACGAGAATGATGAGGGTGGATATTGCATGGCTGCTGAGACAACCAACGCAGAATTCATAGAATTTTGCATCACGCTGATCGATGATTATGGCATCGAGGATGGTCAAATCACCAGGACGCCTGAGCCTGAAGAGGAAAGTGAGGAAGATGAAGAGGCCACCGAGGAAGGCGAGGAAACAGCAGAAGGTGAAGAGGCCACAGATGCTGCCGCAGAACCGTCCAAGTCCAAGCCCAAGAAGGGTAAACCCAAGCCCAAGCCCAAGGAACCCAAATCACAGAAGGTGAATGAGAGGCGTGAAGCCCTGTGGGAGTTGTTTGGGCATTTCATGGAAAACCTGTATGAGAATTTGGGTGAAAACAGACGCAACAAGAGCGATCAAAAGGAATCACCCGGACAATTGTACATTTCTGATCATCGGTCCAGCGGATATGTCAGCGTGTACTGCAAGACCAATCAAAACAGAGACACGCCGTTGGTGCTGATGCTTCTCAAGCCGCGCAACATGACCATGGACATCGAAATGCCGTTTGAGCCGGATGCTCTTGCAAAGGCGTTGAACAAGCCGGCAACCAAGAAGTTTGGCGAGATCACGTCAATCTCAGACGGCAGGTTCAAATCCAAGATGAAGGGATTTGACAAAGAAAAGTTGGCCATGTTGGCGGAATTCATTGGCCAGGTGGTCAAAAAGAAAATCATTGAGTTGCCTGCGGTTTAGCCCAAAGCCCAGGTGGCAAGGGTGCCGTGCTGACTGACCGACCCAGCACGGCACCCGTTTTTGGTGATATGGCTTGTAAAATCGTCATAATAGGTGGTGGAATATCTGGTTTGATTGCCAACTATGTTTTCAAACGCCACGACTATGCGCGCAAATGTGACATAAAAGTCGTGGAGGTTGGAAAGATTGGTGGCGAGTTTGCTATTGGTGGATTGAAATACATCCACAGAACAGACAACATGGTCAGATTGTTCAACGAGCTACATTTGCCTTACAGCAATTACACAGTGCGTGGTGGAATCATGTTGCGAGGTGATGTGCTTCCATATCCCAATTGCTTTGAGGGGATGGACCCGCAAGAGCGCTCACGCATCAGACAAGATCACTATACCAAAACGCGCAGGACAGCACCAGGACCGTGGTCAGAACGGTCCATGAATGATCCGGCATCCATCAAGCCCAGGAAGGCATTGCGGTGTGATTTTGAAGACCTCATCCATGGCTTGGCGCTGAAAGCTGATGTGATTCCAGAGAGTTTCATGAGACTCACGCCCAAGTCGGCAAGTTGCAGCAATCAAATCAAATTGCCGTATGATTATCTGATTTTCACCATTCCATTGTGGATCATCAGACCAAACGTTCAATTCTATGTTCCACACGGTGTTGCGATGAATTTGAACATCGCCAAGGTGGTTCCAGTCAAGGATGAATATGCCAAATGGGATTATGTGTATACGCCTTACACTCCAGGTGATTGTATTCACAGATTTTCACCATCCGGGAATGGTTATGTTGTAGAAGCAAATGGCACATTGGACAATCATAGCATGGAAAGTGATCTGAATTTCATCTTTCCGCAAGGGTATTACATATCTGGTATGAAGACTGGGTTGAAGGGCCATTTGCTTCCATTGCCGCAAAAACCTGAATGGCCTGGCAACGTAGTGCCGCTGGGTAGGTTTGCTCAGTGGGAACCGAGGGCAACAGCAGATGTTGTTCTGGATGAAGCGCAGAAGTTGGCAAAAAGGTGGATCGGATGACAGACAACTGGCAACGAATGTGGATTATACAATCGGAACAGCAAAAAGCATTTGGTTTAGATCCAGAAGTGATGACTGGTGTTGAAAAGGGGAGGGTGGTCAAGGATCTGTTGTTGGGATTGTATGAAGAAACACAAGAGCTTTCAAGGTGCATTGCTCAACATAAACAACATATCCTGAAAACGCCATCAATCGAAAAAGTCAACGTCATTGAGGAAATCACTGACGTTATGAAATATTTGATGTCCATTGCTCAGGTGTTCGACATCAATGCTGAAGAAGTGTTTGAGGGATTTCTGAGCAAGACGCAAGTCATCAGCGACAAGGCAGAAGGTGCCCGGTGTGAGTTGGAAAAAGACACCAAGTTGCTGGGCGTGGATCTGGATGGGTGCGTTGCTGACATATCCAGTTGGCAACGCTTCATGGAGAAGCAAGGCAAGATGGCGGATTGGGAAGCCATCGATGAATTGGAGACACTTAAAGCTGAATATTACCGTTGTGGTGGATTCAGGGATGTGCCAATGATCGATGGCGCAAGGGAGGCGCTGGCAGAATTCAGAACAGCCGGATACAAGATTGTCATCATAACAGCCAGGCCACATTGGCAATACAAAAGGTTGTATGCGGATACCATCCATTGGTTGAAAAAGAACGGAATTGAACACGATCTGCTGTTGTTCAACAAGGACAAGGCAGAAGCGTTGTATGAACATATCCACCCGGCAACACCAGCCTGGTTCATTGAAGACCGGGACAAACATGCCATGGAGTTGGTGAACATAGGCATCAATGTGTTGCTACTTGATTACAAATACAACAAAAATGTGGAACATGATCTAATCACAAGGGTGTACAATTGGGATGGAATCAAACAGATTGTGCTTGGAGGCGGAAATGATACATCAGATTGAAATCGCTGGCAGAGTCATGAAAGTGAAGGACACATCTGACTCAGAGCACAGACCCAGCATTGGAAATGATGCCCCGCATGCGCATTGGTGCATGAAACGCACAGATGCATTTGTGGAATTGGAGGCTTTCAAGAGAGTGTGCCAGCGGGTTGGGAAAGTGAAGAGTGTGTTTGAGATGTTTGGAGGCAGTGGTTGGCACTCCAACCTCATCCAAAAATATTGTGAACCGCAGCGTCACATGGCGGTTGATATCAACGAGGATTGTGTGGAATCCATTCACATGTCATTGCCATTGGTGGATGCCATTAGGGCTGATTCATACGCATTTTTGAAGGCAACGAACCAGGAATTCACATGGATTCACGCGGATTTCAACTGCTTCACATTCAACAAGGCAGAAGCTGCTGGGAAAGATGGGGAAAGATACAGTAGGGCATTGCACCACATATTCAAAAAGTCAGAGAGATTTGCAACAATTACAGACAGCGCCATCTTTGGTTTGAAGCGCTTTGAGAAGAATAGGCAATCATACGGCATCAAGGATTGGCGTGAATACTATGGAAATGCAGCAGGAGCATTTGCAGAGAAATGGGGATATGCTGTGAAGCACATAGTCATTTGGAAATGGATGGCTGCTATGTTCTTGCTGGAAAAAGACGCCGAACATGGATTTGAAATAGAAATTGTGAGCGAACAGATACCCCACAGGAGGTTGGCATGACAAATGAACCAGAAGTGACTTTGTTGTCTTGGACAAATAATCCGCTGGAGACTGTGTACAGCGTTTGGGAAGCATCAAAAACCGAGGATGAGTTGCGCACGCCTGAAGAGATCAAGGCTGATGTAGATCCCAAGGAAGTTGAGCAACTATTCAGGGCAGTCATTGCTCAGGGCATCCCGGTTGGTGAACACATTGATTTCATCTTCATGTTGGAGAATGTCAGTGTGTCATTTCGTGAACAGATGGTCAGACACCGGATTGGCGTGAAGCCAAGTCCAGAGCGTTTGGGTGTAGATATTGTGCCCAATCTGTCTGAATCATCTTGGTGGTCCCAATCAATGAGAATTCAGGACATGGGCAGGTTTGCCATCCAAGGCAATTACAGGACGGCACGCAGCATCCGGGAACATGGCGATCCAGGCATCCAGGCGTTGTACAACGAGACCATGTCAGTCATCGAAAATACATACAATGAGATGGTGAAGGCGGGCATTCCGATGGAGGATGCCAGGGATGTGATACCGTTGGGTGCTCATCATCGCATCAGTTGGAAGATCAACATGGCAGCACTCCAGCACATCGTTGGCAAACGAGCGTGTTGGATTCTTCAGTTGGGTTTGTGGGGGCCAATCATCGACGGTATGGTTGATGAGTTGGTTGAGAAGGTTCATCCAATCTTCAGGGAAGTTGTCACACCGCCATGCATACAGGGGAATGAATTCACCGGATGTGTGTTCATGGAGGAATGCCGCAGACGGCTGACTGGCGATGATGCATTGCCGCCTTGTACGCTTCATTTCAATTATCATCATCTGGATGAACAACACAGGGGGATGGCAGCATTGATGTTGGGCAAGTTGGATATTCCGATGAAGGCAGAGATGATGGAGCGTGCCGAGGATTATGCACGTTTTTGGGGCAGAGATCCATACAATGGAAAGATGCTTGGCAGGAAGTAATGCCCACGTTGGAGGAAATGCAGCGATGGCTCCGTGGGGAGGATGTTGAGGGTTTTCCAGAGCACGACAAGACCAAAGCGCTCAAGAAAGCCAGCAGCTTGAATCTCCGCAAGGTGGATGCCAAAAGGGAAGGGCGCAAAGAGCGTTGCTGGAGTGGCAAAAAGTATGAGATTATTGGTGATGGTGAAGATGCCATCTTGAAATTTGGCAGATACAATGGTGAACACTTGACACACATGGTCACAACGCCTGATGGCTACAGTTACATAGAATGGATGCTCAACCAAGACTTCCCAAGAGAATTGCTTGACATCATTGAGAATTTGCTTGAAGGCGAGATCAAACCAAGGGGAAATAAATGGTGAACAATCCAAATTTGGAAGGTGGGGCGGAAATTCGCAACGGTCGGTTGATGAACAACGTGGAGCGCTATCCATTGCTGGTAGGTGCGGCGCAAGGTTCCACACTGTACAATGAAGGATGCGCAGACAAGAAAAAGTGGATGCACGCTGAACCAATGCCCTATGGGCTGTTGGATTATTGGGGCGATGAGGGGGTGTGTTCATTGGGATACAACAGCCCAGAAGTATTCAGAGCCATCCACAAATTCTTGGGCACAGGATATCCACACCAGTTGCCAGATATCTATCCACACCCGTTGAGATATCAGTTGGCTGATATGCTCTGTGAACGGACTGGGATGGATCGTGTGTTCCTGGCCAATTCAGGCACAGAGGCCAATGAATCAGCGATCAAAATTGCCCGGAAATATTGGTGGGACAGGGGCAAGCACACAAAATACGATGACAAGGTGGCAGAACGCCACATCATTTTTACCATTGAGGGCAATTTCCACGGGCGCACAGGTTTGAGTCTGGCTGCTGGGGACTTCCGGGTCAGCCCATATCACAGGTGGGGGTTTGGGCCGTTGCCGGAGGGATTTGCTGTTTTGACGGCTGACCCAGATTGGACCAGGCCTGTGTTCAAACAGGTTGTCTCCAACGGTGAGGAACATGAGCCGGTTGAGCCTGATTGGGAGAGTGCAGCGGCAATTATCCTTGCACCTGTGTTGGGAAACAATTGCGTCAGGACGTATCCACAAGCATTTTTCGATGAGTTGATGTACATCAGGCAAAAGTATGGCGTGTTGCTCATCTTCGATGATGTTCAGGCAGGCAGTGGTCGGGCTGGCGCATATGCTACTTGGCAACATTACAACGTGAAGCCAGACATCATGACGTTGGCCAAGGGGATGGCCATGGGATTCCCTATGAGTGCCATGCTGGCAACTGAGAAAGTTGCCAGAACATTCACCCCAGGGGTGCATTTCAACACATTCGGTGGTTCACCATTCGTGTGTCACATGGCTATCGAGATGTTGCGATGGCTGGATGATCACATGGAGGAAATCAACGAAAAGGGCAAATTCATCAGGGAGTGGTTGGCTAGTTTGGATGATTGCATCGGGGCAGTGGATGGAATAGGGATGCTCAATGCTTTCACGCCTGTTTGGGATGAGTTGCCATTCGATGGATTTCAACTCATCAGGGAGGCACGAAAGCATGGATTGAGCATGGCCACGCATCGTGCCAGTGGGCCGGTCAGATTCACTCCGCCATTGAATGTCGCGATGGAGGAAATCAACACAGCAATAGACAAGTTGCACAAATCCATGTGCGTGTTGAAGGGGGAATCTTGATCATCATCCTGGAAGGTTGCAATGGGGTGGGCAAGTCAGAATATGCCAGACGGTTGTCAGAGGCATTGAAAATCCCCATTTGTAGACCATTCAGGAATGGTAACACGGACACCCATTGGGATTCACACAACGTTGAATTACAAGATTGGCTCAAAGATGCAAAGGTGCCAGTCAATACGCATGTCGATGATTTGTATGTTGCTGATTTTTTGGACAACTTTGGAGTTGACGCAATATTGGATCGGTCACTTCCATCTGCCATAGCATACGGGCGGGTGTTGGATCTGTCTGACGGATACTATCAAAACAGACTTGTGTGCCAATCGTTGTATGAGTTTTGGGAGAGTCGCATCACCAAACGTGATGATTCGTTGATGGTGTGGATGACTTGTGCATATGAAGATGCCAAGAGCAGGTGTGCAAATAGGGCATTCCCAAATAAAGGCACGTGGACAAAACTGGAAAATGAATTCAAGAGGTTGTTCCAGCGATGTCGGTTGCCCAACAAGAAGCAAATTAACACGTCAACTGTGAAGGTTGATGATGGAGTCAAATCAATACTCAAGGTGTGTGAGGAATGTCTGAACCGGAAAGAATGACACATTTGCATGTCCATTCGGACATGTCGCAACTAGATGGTTGCGCCAAGATGGCGGACTACATCAAGATGGCAAAAGAACGTGGCCACAAGGCCATAGCTTTCACAGAACATGGCACCATGCGTGGATTCTACCAGTTGTTGCTTGATTCAAAGGAACACGACATCAAACCCATCTATGGCGTGGAATTGTATGTGTGTTCAGATATGACCAGGAAGGGGTTGACATCGGAAGAAAAGGCAGCAGTCATTGGTGACAAAAAGCTGAACAAAAAAGAGCAGAAGGAATTGCTCAGAGAACATGAGAATCTATTGGGCATCCGGGGCAGTTGGCACATGACGGCATGGGCCAAGAATATGACCGGATTGAAGAATTTGTTCAAAATAACAAGCAAGGCGTGGATTGAAGGATTTTATTACAAACCACGCGTTGATTTGAAATTGCTTATTGAGCATGGCGATGGCATCATCGTGGGGACAGCTTGTTGCGGTGGGATGCTTGGGGAATTGGCATGGAAGGGGAGAGACAAGCAAGCTATGGAGGCGGCTGATGCCCTATATGAGAGATTTGGGGATGACTTCTGGTTGGAGATAATGCCACATGATCTCCCTGAGCAAGTCAAGACCAATCAATTCATGATTGAGTGCCAAAAGCGTTGGAGCAGGAAGGGAAGATTGCTGGCAACGCAAGATGCGCACTATTTGCACGAGGGTGATTGGGAGCATCACGAGGTGTTGTTGGCGATTGGTACCAATTCAGTCATGAGCAACCCAGATCGATTCAGATTCACAGACAAGGGATTCCATTTCAGAACACGCCAGGAAATGTTGGAAGCATTCAAGAAATATCACCCATACATCGATGAATCCATGGTGAATTCTGCTTTGGATAAGACAGTTGTCTTGGCTGACGGGGTTGATTGCCAAGTGGAGATTGACAGGTTCAAATGCTTGGCGCCAGCACCTTACATCCCAACAGAATACAATGGGGATGAGTACAGATATATGTTGGAGTTGTGCAAGAAGGGCTGGGCATGGCGTGACATCCGTGGACGTGCCAAGAGGTTGGCCGCCAAGGAAAATGTATCATCCATGGTGATTGAAACACGCTACATCGAGCGCTTGAAGATGGAATTGACTGCAATCAAGAAACAGAAGTTCATAGATTATTTCTTGATTGTGCATGAGTTGTACAAATGGATACGTGAACAGAACATCGCATGTGGGCCGGGCAGAGGTTCAGCCGCAGGCTCCATTGTGTCATTCCTGTTGGGCATCACATCGGTTGATCCAATTGAACACAAACTCCTGTTTGAACGATTCATCAACCCCAACCGTGTTGATATGCCGGACATTGACATGGATTTTGAAGATGTCAGGCGACAGGAAATCATCGAACATTTGCGTGAAAAATATGGTAGTGACAAGGTTTGCCAGATAGCAACGATTGGAAAGTTGAGCGGAAAGCAATGCCTGAAGGATGTCAGCCGGGTGCTTGAGGTGCCATTCCTGGAAGTGAACCAAGTCACCAATAGCATCATTGAACGGTCCAGCGGTGATGAACGAGCCAGCATGACCATTGAGGATTCATTCAAGGAATTCAAGGTTTGTCGTGAGTTCAATCAGAAGTATCCCAAGGTGCTTCATCACGCCAAACGCCTGGAGGGATTGGCTAAGAATTTGGGAATACACGCAGCAGGCGTGGTGACATCTCCGGTGCCATTGACCGAGTTGGTGCCGTTGGAGACACGTGATCACTCTTCAGGGAATCCAATTGTTGTTTGTGCTGTGGATATGTATGGCGCAGCAGCGATGGGATTGCTCAAGTTGGATGTGCTTGGGCTTAGAACTATGACGGTGCTCAGGGAAGCTGTGGAGGCAATCAAGAGGCGTCATGGTGTGGAAGTGGATTTGGAGCGGTTGGATCTTGATGATCCGCATGTGCTTCAAGGATTCACAGACCATGAATACATCGGTATATTCCAATATGATTCACCAGGCGCTGACAAAATCTGCTCAGGCGTTGAGTTTGTGAACTTTGAGGATGTGGCAGCTATGACTGCACTCAATCGACCGGGCACAGCCAGAAGTGGGTTGGCAACACAATATGTAGCACGCAAGAAAAATCCAGAACTTATCAAGAAAACCGCATTTCACCCCAAGGTAAGTGAGATCACATCTGACACACTGGGCATCATCGTGTATCAGGAACACGTCATCAAAATCTTCACTGATATCGCTGGTTTTGCACCTGGCACAGCTGACTCACTGCGCAAAAAGATTGCCAAGAAATGGGGTGATGAGACTATTGGCAAAGAGCGTGAGAATTTCATCAAAGGTGCGTGTGACAAGACGGAGGGTATGACACCAGAGATTGCTGGAAAATTGATGGATGCCATCACATTTTTTGGTTCATATGGATTCAACAAATCTCATGCCACAGCGTATGGCATGATTGCATATTGGGGCATGTGGCTCAAGATCAAATATCCGCTTGAATTCTATTGGGCTTTGTTGAAGAATGAGCCCAACAGAATCAGGATTCAACAGGTTGCCAAAGATGCCAAGCGCCATGGGGTTGAGATAGCCAATCCAGACGTCAATGTGTCCAGGATTGGATTCTCAATTGATGACAGCAAGGGTATCATCCGAGGCAGCATGGTGGATATCAAAAATGTGGGCGAGACAGCTGCAACATCTATCATGGAGCAGCAGCCATTCAAGGACTTTTGTGATTTTCTGGAACGGGTGAACAGGCGCAAGGTGAACAAGCGGGTTGTGGCGAGTTTGGCCAGAGCAGGAGCGCTGGACAACCTGATTCCAAATGTCAGATGGTTCATTGAGAACCTGGATGAAGTTTGGAAGGTGGTGGGCAAAGCCAAATTCCGCAAAGGAGTTGAAGAACTGCTGGAGAAGTCCAAATCAGAGCCGCAGTGGTCTGATGAAGAGAAACAGTTGATTGCGTCCAAGGTCAGTCCGTTGGCATTTGGCCAACATCCGGTGGACGCCTATGGGGATTTCATCAGCCGGTCAATCAAAGTGCCGATTGCCAATATGAGTGATGAAAACTTCTTCAAGGACCACAATGGCAAGGGGTGCTTCATCTTGGGTGTGGTTGTGGAAGTCAAATACAACCAGGTGGGCGATTTTCATACAGGTGCATTGCCTGATGAAGATGAGCGCACGCGGATGGGTTGGGGCAAGAGATATGCCAACGTCAATGTGGAGGATGCCGGTGGCAAACAGAATCGTATCAAGGTTGATTGGGACATATTTGATGACTACCGGGAGATTGTTGACGCTGGTGTGGGCACACCGGTTGTATTGCATGCGATTGCCAATGCGAGGTATGAAAACCTGCGTGCCCAATTCATAATAGATCTGGAAGAATACAGACAAAAAATTGAGAATGGCAAGGAATTGAGTATTTGGGAGCGCATCTTGTCAGGACAGCATCCGGTGTTGACCAGACAATGGAAGTCCAAAGCATCCAGGCGTGCGGCAATGATTCCGTATGGAGACACAATCAAACAAGCAGGCGCAATCTACAAAGACAAAGGTGAAGCCACATTCAATATCACCGGAGTTATCACACACGTCAAAGAAAAATATGACAAGAAAATGAACTTGATGGCTTTCTTTGGAGTCATCGGGGTTGAAGGTTATGCTGATGTGCTTTGCTTTGCTTCCAGCTGGTCAGATTTCAGCCATCACATAAAACCAGGCCGGTTGCTGACGCTCAAGCTGTCTCGTGAAAGGGGTGCAAACTTCCTTCACAGCGACACAGGGAAAATTTGGATCTTGGATTCATCGAAAGTGCCCAAGGACACATAGTATATCGCATGAACGGAGGGTGTCATGAACAAAAAATATGGAATCATCTCAGTTGATGTTGATGGAGAACAAGTCAGCATGGATGTCGATGAAGAATTGCGCATTGGTGACATCGACTATGACATGGGCAGAGTAGCAGCCCAGATGGCCTTCTGGGGGGAATTGTGGGGTCAAGCAGAATCCCAGCGTGTTGAGGCTGATTCTGATTATCGCTTCTGGAGGGCGCAGCTGGGTGAATCCATCCTGAACAAAGATCCCAAAATCCCTGAATGGAAGGCAAAACAGAAGATTGAGGCATCACCCAAATTTCAGCGGTACAAAGACGGGATAGCCAAGGCAGCACGCAATGCCACGATGCTGAGGGCTGTTTTTCTGTCATTCCAAACCAAGGCTTCAATGCTTCAGTCCAAGGGTGCCAGGGCAAGGGCTGAGATGGAGGCCACTGGGATGGCAACCAAACGCAAGCCGGAAGGTGAACGTGAAGTGCTGAAAGACAAAATGCGCAAGATGAACATAAAGAAAAAGAAATCAGTCTGATATCATCACAAACCAAAGTGAGGTGAAAAATGGGCCTTGATGTCAACAAAATGAAGAAAAAGCGGGCAGAGACACAGCGGGGCAGTGATTTCTGGCAACCGCAAAACGGTGAGACCAAGTTGTATATTGGCATGCCGTGCCGCGATGATGATCAATGGGAGCCAACGGTTGGCCTCAACTTCATCGAGGTGTATGTGCACTACAGCGTTGGCAAGGACAACGCCATGGTGCTGTGCCTGAATGGCAAGGAAAACCCGATCATTCATCACCCATACATCGTTGCCTATCTCAAGGAAAAGGGCATCAAGATTCCAGAGGGCACCGAGTGTGGTGTTTGCAAGGCCATTCAAGAGGACAAAATCCAGGGTGATGCTGCCCATGACAGCAGAGCACAGATGCGTTATCTGTGGTGGCTCATCCCGATTGCCCACCGTGAAGATGCTGCGGATGACTGGCGGAGTTTTGGCCCCAAGGCGCAACCCTATATCTGTGGGCCAACTGTGCATGACGGATTCATGGATGTCATCGCAGAGAATGGTGACATCACCCAGATTGACTCTGCCATCTTGGTGCGGTTGGGTCGCAAAGGCAAGGGCATGAACACCAAGTATCAAGTTCAAGCGGACACGGAGACACTGAAAAAGCCGTTGAAGCTGGACAAAGCCACCAAGCGAGTCATACAAGAGGCCATCAAACAGAAGGGGCCGTGTGATTTGTTCCGGGTGGTGGCAGGCATGGTCAAGAAGCCATCGGAAATTGAAGCAGCCATCGGTGGCATCAAAGTGGACAGCGGTGAAGATGATGTCCCGGACACCGGAGGTGGTGGTGGTGGCACATCCAAGCCATGTTTTGGCCTTGACTACACCGATGATGACGAATGCAACGCATGTGAGCTGCGCAAAGAGTGTGCCGAGAAGGCAGGCAAGGCCGGGGATGAAGGGGAGGATGCATCTGCATCAGAAGGCAGCGCAGAGCCACCGGAGGCATCCGAGACACCCCAGGAGGAAACATCGCAGGAAGCAGAATCCAGCGAGGAAGCAGAAGCATCTGCCGAGGGTGAATCATCCGATGAGGAAGAAACATGCTTTGGTAATCAGTGCACCGATGATGAAGAATGCCGGGCATGTGAATACAAGGTGGACTGTGCCAAGGAATGCGGCGTGCCCGTGCCGGGTGAAAAGCCCAAGCCCAAGAAAAAGGCTCTGCCCAAGAAGGGTGCAGCCAAGGAAAGCAAGGGAAAGCCCAAAGAGGCTAAACCTGCTGAGGGCGATGACGATGGCCTGGCCGAGTTGGAACAACAACTGAAAGACATGGGCGACAGTTGAGCGAACCAAAACGCAAAAAGGCAACCCTGCCCCAGCAGGCCGTGAAAAAGCCTGTTGAGGCAGGGTTGTTGAATGAGATTGTGGATGTGCTCTCCAAAGAGGCAGGCGAGGGCACTACACAATTGTTGGGCAGCGATGGGTTGGCCATCAAAATCAGAGGCATACTTAGCACACAGTGCCCAACGATAGATGGCGCAATTGGTCGTGGTGGCATACCGCTGGGCAAGATGACCATCATCAACGGCCCAGAAGCATCTGGCAAAACAACCTTGACACTCCACCTCGTTGCTGAATGCCAGAAGCAAGGTGGGATTGCGCTGTATGTGGATTCTGAACACAAGTTGGACCCTGAATATGCTGCAAATATCGGGGTGCATGTGAAGAATCTCATCATCAGCCAACCGCCATACGTGGAAAAATTTTATGCTATCACTGAGAAATGCGTTCAGATGGCTCAGGCACACAGATTGAAAACCGGCAAGCGCGTGCCAATACTTGTGATTTTGGATAGCATGAATGCTTCCATTGCCAAAAGGCAATATGATGGCGATTGGGAAGATCAACACATGGCACCCCAGGCCAGGGTGCACAGCGAGAATTTGCCCAAACTCATACCGTTATTGAGCAAAGAGGATGTGGCGCTGGTTTTCATCAGTCAAATCCGGGAAAAGATTGGTGTGATGTTTGGTGACAAAGAGGACATTTCGGGCGGCAGAGCGCCAAAATTTTATGCTAGTCTGATTCTGGATGTGCGCAGATCAGGATTCATCAAAGATGGTGATGAAATCCTTGGCAATCACACCAAAGTGTATGTCCGCAAAAACAGCATTGCTCCGCCATTCAAAACCGCTGAGTTTGACATAATTTATGGCCAGGGCATTGACTACAATGGCGCTTTGATTGCCAGAGGATTGCAGCTTGGAATCATTGAGAAAAATGGCAATTGGTATTCGTGTGGGACGGAGAAGTTGGGGAATGGGCTGAAGCAGGCATCTGATTGTTTGGCAACGATGCCTAAGATGGCGAAGCGAATACAAGAAAGTGTGGAAAGTCATGACCGCAGAAGTAGAAAAAACAAATGAACCGATGGACATCCCAACAGCAACCAAGAATTGGTTGAGTGTCATTGAAGACAAGTTGGGTTGTCCATTGGAGCCGGAAGATGCAGCACTTGTGAATTATTTGGCGGACAACATCCTTCAACGCTGGAAGCGACAAGCATACAAGGATGGTGGTGGGCTTCAATTGTTCAAGGAAATGTATGCCAAATACAAGAGCAATGCACAGGGGTTCATCGTTGCTGTGCTTGAAGAGACTGGGAAGTTGGGAAGGTTGGAACAGATGAACGATTGGAGGCATGCTTGAGGAAACATGAATACAAGGCAATCCTCACAGCTGATCTGCACCTCTCCAACAGACTCACGTATGCCCAACCGGAAGCAGGCGCAGGAGGCATCACAGACAGACTCAGAGACCAGTTGGGTGTGCTTACACAAATCTGGGAGTATTCAAAGAAGCATGAAGCAGATGTGTGGATACTTGGCGATTTGTATGATCGGAAATTGATTGATGCCATCACGCTCAACTATTCCGTTTGGGCAATAGACCAAAGAGTCAAAACACAAAACCTGTTCATCATACCCGGAAATCATGATGCAGTTGCGCAAGGCAGCGAGCATTTCATGGTCAATGTGTTCCGTGAAGCCGGGATGGACGGTGTTGATGTCATTGATAAACCGACAATAGCAAAACCTGTGGCATACATGAAGTTGAATTTCGTCTGTATGCCTTACATGTCGTTGGATGCTAATCTGAAGGCGATTCAAGAAGTGCAGAAGCAGTTGCCGGAGGGTGACAATTATCTGATGTTGCACAATTCAATCTTGGGCGCAAAGCAAGGCGATTGGACGTGTGATTCAGGATTGGACCCTGACGTGATATCTGAAGGATTTGATTGGGTGTTTGCTGGGCATTTCCATCGCCATCAAGAATTCAACAATGGATGCTATGTTGGTGCGCCCATGCAATTGAATTTCGGGGAGGAAGGGAACCAAAAATGTTGCTGGTTGGCAACATTCACGCCAGGCAATTGCGAAATGGAGGAACTGGAAATCAAGGCACCGTCATTCAGGACGTTCAAGGACTTGAAACAGACGGTCGGGTGGCACAAGGGTGATTATGTGCGCGTTGTGGTGGAATCCACCAAAGCTGAATGGGAAAAACAACAGGCTGGTGTGAAGGCGTTGTGTGAGCAGCTGAAGGAAGGTGGAACACACGCCATGCATGTACACAAACCCATACAACAGCATGAAGCAAGGTTGGGTCAAGGCAGCAGCGGGAAATTCGACATGAAGGACATGATGACCAAGTATGTCGAATCCACCGAGGTGGCCACCGGTGATTTGGACACAAACCGTCTCAAGGTGACTGGTCTTGAGATGTTGGAGTCTGCAAGTGAATCTGATTGAGACATACATCAAGGGGTTTGGGTGTATCGGGGAGGCCAGATTGCAATTGGCTAACCAGGGGTTGGTGTATGTCATTGGTGAAAATCATGATACCAATGCCGCAGACAGCAACGGATCTGGTAAAACGACATTGTTCAAGGCTATCTGCTGGTGTCTGTATGGTGAGACGATTGATGGCGACAAGGGAGATGAAGTCATCAAGCTGGGTGAGAAGGAAGCATTGGTGGAAGTGAGTGCATCAGACAATAAGGGTGACATTTGGACCATCTCCAGGTCACGCAAGAAAGGCAAGCCGGGTTTGGCGTTGAAGGATGTTAGTGGTGCACCGATACAGTTGGACAAAGATGAGCTTCAACGTCGCATCATCACAATGATCGGTTTGGACTTCCAGGCATTCAAGAACTCAGTGTTGTATGGGCAGAATGACTCTCACAGATTTGCACACCCAAAAACTAATGATTCACAGCGCAAATCAATGCTTCACAAGATATTGCGCACAGAGGTGTTGCAAAAATGCCATGAAGTGGCCAAAGAGAAAAGGCTCAGAATCAAGAAGCAAGCTGAAGGCATCGAAAAGGACATTGAGACCATCAAGGCCAAACGTGATGAACATGATCTGTCCACGCTCAAGAATGACGCCAAAGAGTGGGAGGAAAACAGAGAAAAGCGGGTTGCACACCAACGTGAAAAGGCTCAATCAGCGCTGGAACAGGCCAAGCACAACCAGGGACGTGCGGGCGAATTGGATGGCTTGACGGAGCAGATGTTTGAATTGGAAAAGCAAATCAATGAAGCAGAAGCAGCGCAAAAGGCAGCAGATGCGCTGGACACTGACATTGATAAGATTGCTGAGAGTGAGCGGGGATGGCTCATCGACAGAGGCAACGCATCAGCCGGTATCAGACAATGCGTTGAACACTTGGAACAATTGGCAGGTGAGCAATGTCCGGTTTGTGCAAATCCTTTGAGTGGCAAGAAAGCAAAGGAACATATCGCCAGCATCAAAGTGCAGAAGCAAAATGCTGAAAAGCGTGTTGATGATGTTGACAAGAAAGTTGAAGAGTTGAAGGCCAAGCGTGGTGCTCTGGAGAAAAAACAGAGTGCGCTGCGTGAGAAAGCACGCCAAGCCAAAGGCTTGTACAACCAAAAAACCAATCTCAAAGCCAAGATTATGACAGTTGAGAATCTGGCAAAGCGGGTGAATGAACTGAAGGCAGAGGTCAAAGAGGCCATGGCAGACATGAAGAAAGCCATGGATGAGAAGAATCCATATCAAGAGCGCTTGGAAATTGCACAAAAGAAAGTGGACAAATACAACAAGAAAATTACGCAATTGAAGATGGATTTTGCCGAAAAGAATGAAGAGGCAGCGCACATCCAGTTTTGGGTCAAAGGGTTCAGTAACCAGGGTTTGCCTAGTTACATTCTGGATAGCGTGATGCCATTCATCACCGAGCGTGCCAATCATTATCTGGAAATCCTGGCTGATGGCGACATCACCATGGAGTTCAAGACGCAACGGGAATTGAAGAGCCAGGCAGGCCAGGTGAGGGATGAGATTGACATCAGGTGGACCATCGAAGGGAATGAGGATGTCACACCATCTGGAGGGCAACAGAAAAAGATGGAGATTGCCACAGATTTGGCTTTGATGGATCTGGTAGCATCCCAGGAAAGTGGCCATATTGATTTGCTGATAATGGATGAAGTGTTGGATGGTTTGGACAGGGAGGGCAGGAACCGAGTGATGCTGTTGCTCCAAGAAATCAGGGCCAGGCGCAACACCATATTTGTTATCAGCCACGAGTCTGATTTGGCGGAAATGTTTGAGAAGCAAGTCAAGGCTATCAAACACGACGGTGACACAAGCGTTGAAAGGATGGCCGCATGAAATGCCCATATTGCGGTTCAGAAGTCATCGTTGGAACAGGCGGCAATTGGTGGTGTCCAAAGTGTAAGCGGGGGAGGCGGCTGTGAATCTGGCTGTCACAGTGGATGGGTGCAATGATTGCCCATTTTCAGAATTTCAAGCGTCATACACACTTTGGTGCAATATTGGCACAGCCAAAGGAAACATCCCAGAACGGAAGTTGATCACAGACAACTACAAGCCTGGGTATCCAATCATGACGCCTGGTTGGTGTTGGCTGTTGCAGGGTGACGCCCATGTGGGGCATAGGCAAAGACATAGCGCATGAGCATAAGACTCAAAATATTGTTGGCTTTGTTGATAGCTGTCTCAGTTGTACAGGCTGCATTCATCAACTACTTACTTGCAACAATTGGCGTGTACAGGGAAAGGCAAGAGTTGATGGGGGAGCGTGTAGAATTGACACGGCAAACACTCATGGCAGAGCAGGAGTTGGCCAGCATCCGAGCACGGTTGTGTGTTGCTTACAAGATCGCCTTGGCAAACACACTCGACAGATTGGGCTTGGAAAGGCCCAACAGCGCAGCAATGCAGTTGTTGGAGGCTTTTGATGTACGCAGAGGAATGCCCAGAGTGTGGAGCGTGGATGGATTATCACCTGGAGGCAAGGCTAACATGGGTGGACCCAAACCCGAATGACCCTGGTGACACAGGGGAGAGATTGTGGTGAACGGCGATGAAGAAAATGAAACATAAAACAATCGGACAACCACGCAAATTCATCCGTGTTCAAGGATGGGATTTGGGGTTGAATCACGCAGCTGGCATCCAGTTTGACGATGGCGAGATGACCAATTTTTGGTACATAACGGATTATGCCGGCAGTGCTGAAAAATCCAAAGAACACGGCATTAGGTTGAAGATACCAAGCGCCAAGAGCAAGGACAGGCAGTTGAAATCAGTTGAGCGCTTGGCTGTGATGAGCGGGCACATCAACAAGATTCTCAACCAGACTACACCTGACTATGTTGGCATGGAGGATTATGCCATCAGGGAGGAACAAGGCGCGCACTACCTCGGTGAAATTGGAGGCATCATCAGATTGGTGTTGTATCTGCATCCAATCAGATTCAGACTACACGATCCGGTGACTGTGAAGATGTATGGTGCGCATGATGGCACTTGTAGCAAGGAATATGCCCGTCACACATACATTCAGCGTTGGAATTTGCCATTTGAGCAATATGACCAACCGTTGGCCAAGCCAACCAAGAGGGTGCCCAACCCAAAGCAGAATACACAGACCAGTGGCGATTTGTCTGATGCATATGCGATTGCGCAAATGGTGTGGGATGAAGTGCGCATCCGGGCGGGCACTATCATGTTGTCAGACCTGGAACACAACAAAGAGCGTCAGGTGTTCTTGAGAGTGACCAAAACCTACCCTGTCAATTTGCTTGACAGGGAGTGGATATACAGGCCAGGTGAAGTATGAGCCATCTGTTGATATTCGATGCCCGCCACCTTCTGTATCGGGCTGCCGATGTGTTCAGCGATTTGGGCGTTGAAGCAGATGGCGAATTCATCCCGACTGGTGCCATGTATGGCTTTCTCAATGTCGCAATGACAGTGCACAAGCGATGGGATGGGATTGCTGTGGTGGCGTGGGAGGGAACCAAGAATTTCAGATATGGGCTGTATCCTGAGTACAAGCAGAAAAAGGAAGTCACAGAGGCAGACACCCAGATCAGGGAGAGGATGGAAATCCAGGAAGTCCACCTCAAAGAAATGCTCAGCATGTTGGGCATCTACCAATACAGCGGGATTGGGTGTGAAGCGGATGACGTCATTGGAACCATCTCCAAACGGATGAGCAAGAAGGGGTACAATGCAATCATCTACTCTGGGGATGGTGATCTGCGACAATTGGTTGATTCGCAGATCATGTGTGTATCTCCAGGCTTCAAGGGGAAGGACAAAGCATACACGTTCGGTGAAGTGGTCAGGAAGGATGGCGTGGAACCCAGCCAGATCCCTGACATGAAGGCGCTGGCAGGGGACACATCTGATAACATCCCTGGCGTGCGTGGCGTAGGACCAAAGACGGCATCAAAGCTCATATCTCTGTATGGGGACATTGAAGGGGTGCTGCGAGCGGCACAGGAATCAGACGACTGGCCTGTGCCCGTGCGTCACAAGACAGCGATATTGGGCAAGGCCAATGATATTCGGCTGTTCAAGCAATTGACGACCATCAAAACAGATGTGCAACTGGTGAGGATTGAACCAAACCGCAGACCCAAGGAATTTGTGAAAAAGCTGTATGATTACAAATTCTCATCACTCATCACGCATCTCAAATTGAGTGCGTTGCGGAGGATGGCTGGGCCATGATGTCAAGATTGGACACAATTGTTGATTTGTGGAGCAAGTGCAAGCGATGTGAATTGCACAAGTGCCGCAACAAAATTGTCCAATGGAGAGGTTCACCAGAAGCAAAATTGGCAATCATTGGGGAGGCACCCGGTGCAGATGAGGATGAACAGGGCATCCCATTTGTTGGACGGGCGGGCAATGCCCTGGATGACTTGATTGTGAAAGCTGGGTTGAAGCCGGACAAAGATGTGTTCATTTGCAACATCCTTGCATGCCGGCCACCCAATAACCGTGAGCCACTGCCGGATGAAGTGGAAGCATGCAAGCCCAGATTACAGGCATTGCTTTGGGTGGTGAAGCCAGAAGTCATCCTGCTGGCCGGTGGGACGGCTGCAAGAGTGATGGCTGGTGTCAGGGGGATTGGGCAATGGAGGGGAGAGGAAGTTGCAACTGAAATGCTAGAATGGAAGGACAAGGCAGTCATATTCCCAGCCGTTGTCACATACCATCCATCATATTGGATCAGGAATGGAAGGGACAGGTTGTTGGGAGAAACAATGGCAGAGGACATCAGACATGCAGCCAGAGTTGGAAAAATCGCCTGAAGAGGCAAAGCAGCCAGAAAAGCCCAAGAAGCAGCAACATGTACAAAAACTGCGACCTGGGGATACACCAAATGGCGGCATGATCCGTGATTTCTTGAAGAAAGTCAAACACAGAGGCAACCCCAAGGATTTTGTCATAATTGTGGGCAATAGGTTGTTGGATTGGTGGGGCAATTATGACATCATGTTCCAGCCGGAAGGGGAGGAACAAGCCAAAAAGATGGGTGTCAACGGCATCACCTTGTTGCACAAGAAGGATTTGCACAAGATACTGCCTGAAGAAATTGCCTCACAATTTTGGAACAAAAAAATGAGGTTGCGGATTTCACCCAAACAAACACCAAAGAGGAAGAAAGATGTGCAGGCCAAGTAAGGATGCATATTTCATGGGTTTGGCGTGTGAAGCGGCACTTCGCTCAACATGCAAACGGCACAAAATAGGTGCTATATTGGTCAGCAGTGATGGATATGTATTGGCTACTGGATACAATGGAGCGCCAAAAGGGATGAAGCACTGTTTGGACATTGGGTGCATACGGGATCAAAGGAACATTCCATCAGGCACCCAGCAGCAATTGTGTAGGGCTGTGCATGCTGAGCAGAATGCGCTCATCCAAGCAGCGAGTCACGGCACAAGCCTTGATGGTTCAACATTGTATTGTACGCACTCTCCATGTGTGATTTGCTTGAAAATGCTCATCAATGCTGGTATCAAGCGAATTGTGCATGGCAAACTTTATCCAGATGGTCTGGCTGAAGAAATGCTCAAGGAAGCAATTTGGGTGGATTTGGCAAAATGGGATTGAAATCACCAATACATCCAGATACAGAACACATGACGACTGCTGAAATGCACATCTTCAAGGGGATGCGTGAATCTGGCAAAATCACAGTTTTCAGATGCACGTCATGTGAGAATTGTGGGGCTGAGATACCAAAACCCAAACGCTTTTGCAGCATTGAATGCAAAGAGATTTTTGAACAAAAACAAGAGGAAGAAAACACAGGAGAACAGGGAGATGAGTGATTGGAATTGGAATATCAATTTGGACCCGCTTGTCGGGAAGCATGCGCACCTTGAGACCAAAGATGGAATCAGGCGGGAAGGGCGCATTTCAGCAATCGTCATGAAATCATTCAAGTTGGATGGTCAGACGGTTGATGTGCCTGAAGCGTTTGAACTCAATGGTGACCCGGTGGATCTCATCCCAGTTGAGAGGTTGGTGTATGTCAATTTCGTGCGGTTGAAAAATGTCCAAACGGATGGCGCACAAACCGATTAGCAAATAAAACAAACACTTCTGCTAAGAAATTCTTTCCTACCAATACGAAAAAATTACTCAAGATAACCAATTGAAAATTGGTCAAATTCATTTGGTACGAAAAAAAGTTATGAATTTGTGCAATTTTTTGCATGATTTTGTGTGTGCAAAAATACATCAAATTTGATCTACTTCTCATATAAAACAGCGCATTAGAGAATTTGACCAAAAACGGTATGGTTTTCGCATAGAATATAAACAACCAATTGACGGAGGAAGGCCATGTGTAAAGCAGAAGCTATCAATTCAATCCAAATCGGCACACTCATTCAGACCGGTTGTGACGGACGCTGGAACAGACCTTGCCCGGTCAGCGATATCAGCGCACGCGGCACAGGCGTATATGGCGCGTATGTGGTTTTGACCATCGCTGATGTTCATAATTTGCGGGATGGGAAGGTTTGGAGTTGGACAACCCTCAGCATCAACGAGAGGGGATATGGCAAATTTTCCAGAATCGCAACCATCAAGAGCGTCTGTATGCATTGCAAAGCAGTTTTGAAGGAAGGCGATCCTGAAAGGGTG